TAATTCGACCAACCGGCAAACCACCATAAGGACGATTTGAAATTGCTACGTCTAACATTGCGTTACCCGTAGATAACCAATCCTTAACGTTGGTAGGTGCATCTGCACTATCATCATCTAAGAAGTAGGCAATCTTACCATCCTTATTTTGTTTGTTTAGAGAATCGGCAAGTAAACTTGCTAAATCTTCTTCTCTTTTGGCCATTTGTAACTAATTTTAGTTGTTGAATAAATCATCGAATGCCGATGCTACATCATCTTTTGGTGCTGCTGCTTTTGGTGCGGCAGGTGCTTCAGTTTCCCAAGGTAAATCACCACTAATGTCGGATGTTCCACCTAATCCAATTGATGATTGTGGTGTTGCTTTAGGAGCTTGCTTAGGAGCTTCCAATTCTTCAACTACACTATCACTATCGGTAGATACTACTGCTGATGGGTTTAACCAAGTTTCCAATACACCTTTTAATTCTGAATAAGATAATTCTGAATATACTTCGGTAATATCTTTTTGATTTTCCAAAATACTTTGAATTGCTTCAGGAGTATCAGCTACTTTTGTTTGAGCCGGTTTAACACGAATTGTAGTCGTTGGATATGATGTACCTGATTCTTCAGCTGCAACAATTTCCAATACGATATCTCTACCATTTAATGGGTTTGTGATATCTCCGTAATCCGGGTCAGCGATGTAACCTAAGATGTCTTGGTAAACGGTCTTACCAAATCCCCAAAATTTAACACCTTCACTTTCTTTACCTCTTACAATAACAGGTGCAAAAGTTCTCAACTTTGGCTCCATTTTCTTACCTGCTTTCCAATCATCGGTATCACCTGTACGTTTAAGTTTTTCTGCAAACTCAACAATAGGGTCAGGTCTACCAAACGAAATTGGAGATAGATAAGTTTTGTTGTTAATGTTGTAGTGAAAGTAAAGTTCAATAAACGGGATGTCTTTGTTGAACTTGTAGGGAACTAATCTAATTTGATGTTTTCCCGGTGTTGGCTTCCAAAGTGAATCTGATTTTTTGGAAGTTGTTTGTAACGAATTAAATCGTTTCAAGGCTAATGAAATGTCCATTTTTCTTTTGTTTTAAAGTTAATAATTGTTTTTAAAGTTGAGGTTTATATCGATATTACCTATATCTAAATATAACCTTTTTATTTTTTGTTGTATCAAATATACAACTATTTTTTGAATTTTCCTAATTATTTCGCCCATTTATTTCTAGTCACTAATTGAGAGATAACTGAATAAACTGCGAGGTCTTGGTAAGTATCTTCTATTGATTCTCCTACTTCATCCGGAGCCCCCAATACTACCAATTGTTTTAATCTTTGAATCTTATCATTCTTTCTGAACCATAATCCACTTAATGATAATTTGATATCTTCTTTGGTTTGGAGTGCAGTTCCTACGGAAATATTTCCAGGTCCGTAATTTCTTTGCTTTTTACAAAATGTGGTGTACATCTCATCTAAGATGTTTTTGAATTCTTCACACATTTGTGGGTAGGTTTCTTCGCAATGTTCAATTGCACTTTGTTCTTTGAGTTCCGACATGATTATTTTATTATATTGTTTCTATTTTATGTTAGAACAAATATAATAAATTAATTCGGAATTTCCAAATCAAAAATTATTATTATTTAAATCGGATAGATTTAAACTTTTGTAAACCTTTGTAGGGATTTTTTTGTAGCCGTAGTTTGATGTAGTAATTATAGAGTTTCTATAATCTTCCCAATCCAATTGATATGAATTATCCAATTGTCCACCTGTCTTTGATTTAATAACTTCGTTTAAGGCGTTAATTGTATAGATGGTATTTGATTGCTTTTTTCTATGAACTAAAATAGTTTTCCATTGTGAATCTATTGGTGATGAACCTTTCTCCACATTAAATGTAATAAATAAGTCATCCTCCTTTAGTTTATTTTCTAATATAAAAATATTTGGATTTATTAAGACATAATTTTGTATTACAAATTGTAAGGATATATCTAATTCTGGTCTATATGTAAACAAACATAATAGTTGTGTATTCATTTTTAATCTTCGTCTTTAAAGTTTTTAATCAAATCTGGTTTGTGAGATTTAATATGTGATGGGTTTTGATTGGTAGGTGTAATACTAACACATCCATTTTTATCTACCGATTTCGAATATCCAGGATTGTGGTGTGGGCTTGAATAACATGGCGTTCTAACTCCATCTGCGATATCATCTTCTACGCTTGAAATTTTACCAGCTTTTGTACCCAATTTTTGATTAAAATTACTATATCTAGTATATTCAACATCTGCGTTATGAATAACAGCAGTTAAATGTTGTTGAATATGTTGTAGTTCCATTGCTTTATGTAATAACTTTTGGTTAGCCGGCCCTCCACAATTTCCAGCATCCCCTGCCGCCTTAATTTCACTTTGTGCTTGCTTTAAACCAATTTCTCTAATTCGTTGTGCTTCTTCTTTGTTTATAAATCCTTTTGATATTGCGTATTTAAATAAATCATTTAAATCCGTTTCGGTCTTACTAACAGCTTTTTTATCAACATTTTGTTGATTACCATATGTTACCTTATATGTTCCTTGAATATCTAATAATTTTTGCTGTGTTTCTGGATTTTTATAAACACTTTGTAATGTTTTATTATAAGTCGCAGAACCACCTCCTCCTCTAAATTTAACACTCATCCCACCAACTACTTCCACCGATACATTTAATAATTGGAAGTTTGTAGCTAAATATTCTTCATAAGATTGTGCGCCGGTTTGTTTCCAATTTCTATCATCTGGCATTATGATAATATCTGCTGTTTGGAAATTTTCTGCTGATGGAAAATACACTTGCTTTCCTTCGGATAAATATTGTAATCCAACTTTCATTTCAGTAAAGTCAGCTACGGCATCTTTAAAATCAACAGAATTAGCCATATGCTTTATAAGTTCATCCAATCCTCTCTTATAAGCTTCTCTTGCTTTTTCATCCGTTTCTAAATCGGATTTACTATTTATTTTTTCTAAATTTACTAAAGTATCAAATATTATTTTGTTCTCTGGCTTTTTTGATAAATCTTCAGTTCCAAATGTTTCTTCATATTTTTTAAGTTCGGATAAAAACCCAGAACTAACTCCTTTTAATATTGTGGTTATTGTTTGTTTTCTTCCCTCTGGATTACTTACATCTCCAAAATTACAAAAGTCGATTTCGCCACCATTTGCTTCAGATACTTTTGCAATATCATCCATTTTTTCATTCCAAGCTTTATGCTGATTAATTGTAGTTCTAGCATCTTTTTGTGCTTCTTCCGGACTTTTTCCGGTTTTTATATAATACTCAACTAATTTCTTTTCGTTTGGAATTGTTTTATATTTTCGTAATTTACCATTAACAACAAGTCCTTCTTTAGTTTTTTCTATTTTGGTCTTTTTTGTAGGTTCGTTTCGATTTACTGCACCGGCGGTTTTTAATGGATTAAATACTTTTTTACCAATAGCACCTTCAGAAGATTTACCAACTGTTAATCCATTATCCAATGCATATTTTCGTAATGCATCTCCCATTTCAACATTTTTCTTTGCAAGTTCTATACTTTGATATCCTTGCTGTGGATGCCTTCCTGCTATTTTTTGAGAAAAATATAATTTTACATCACCATTTTCTGGGTTAGTAACAATTTTAGTTGTTAATTTTAATAATTTTTTATCGCTAGCAGTTAGTTTTTTTCCTGACATTAGGTTTTGCAACGCTACTTTAACTTCAGATGATTTTATTTGTGTATATTTTCCACTACCTTCTTCCGTTTCTAATTGAAAAATTCCTTTCTTACCACTACTCTTAATTGCTGCTAAATCAATTTGAGTATATGCTTTTTCTAGTTTGTTTTTTAATTCAATTTCAGCCTTATCACCTTTTTGTTTAGTATTGGATATAAAAGCATCTTTAAACGAACTACCGGCTTTTGTAGTTGGAATTGAAACCGATGGTTTGGAAGTTTGTTGAGCTCTTTTTTCTGCATCCGAAACCTTAATCGTATTTGATGGATTTGTTTGCTTTTTTGTGTTATCTTTTGGAAAAAGATTTTGTTTTGGAGCAGGAGTTTCTTTATCATCCGGACCAACATCGACCATATCAATATCATCATCACTAAATCCGGCGGTGTTAAACTTTCCTTTTGCTATATTAAAAGCTTTTGGAAAATCTTCTGCATATCCTAATGCAGTTGCAACCGATACTTCTCTTCCTGTATCTGGGTTTGTAAACTTTTGGGCTAATACATTATCTAAATCTTTTTGCGTTTTAGCTTTACCACCTTTTGTTTTAGTTAACGTTTTAACTTTTGGAGTTTTTTTAGCTTTTTCTCTTAAACTATTTATAGCTTGAGAATTGTATATACGATTCTCTTCTAAAATGATTGTAAGTTCATTTAGATGTACTTCGTTTGTTAAATCAACAATCCCAGTCGGAACTCTGTAACTTAATTCCAATAATATTTCTTCAAAATTTGGAGTCATTTATTTTTATTATTTATACTATTTTTTAGTATTACGAATTTGAATCATCCATTTCTAATTCTTTCTTATATTTCTTAGCAACAGCTGTCATATATTTCATAGCATCATCGCCTGATTTGAAAGATTTATCGTGCTTACCTTGCAACTTAGCCGGGTCATTACCATAAGTAGGTTCTAAACTTACTCTAAATTCATTAGGCTTACCATAATCAACATTAGAACCCATATATAATGTGTACGTTGGCATTTCACCTTTACTTGCATTATACATAATAGCGCCGGAATTATCATCAGTTTGTGCATATCCACCAAGTCCTGCTTCTTTATTCAATGTAGTTGATACATTTTCTGCATGCGTATCATCTAATTGAGATGCTTTTTTTGGAAGATTAACTTTAGGAGTTGGAGCTTGACCACCTGTTTTACCAAATACAGACCCACCACTATCTTTACCAAATACCGAAGAACCCTTAGTAGGTTCTGATTTTTGTGCGGCTTTACCGGCAGTTGTTACTTTACCTGCAATTGTTACCTTAGTACTAGGTCTTAATTCGTGCTGTTTAACATATGCATCAAATTGGTCTTGATTTTTAAAATCAATTTCTTTTAGT